AGGGAGCCACTGTCACGAGCGGTGCTGGTGAACACCAGCCCTCCAGTGAAGATGGATCTTTGCGGACCAACGAGATGACTCATGTCACGATCCCTCACGAACTGGCAGAGCGTCGGCGAAGACAGAAGGATCAGAGAGTAAACGATCAGCTTGCGGCTCGGGCTGAAGAACAAGAAAAGACCAGGGACGCGTACCAACAGAAGTCGTACGATTACCTGAGAAAACAGCGTGGTCTGGATCACTCCAAGGCAGATCAGGTATCAAAGGCTTTGGCAGGACGACGCGATCGAGAAGGCGGCAATGGTGACGGAACGTCTGTCACCGAACGCCGCTGAGTAAGGGTCAGTACCAAGTGCTGAACCCGACGCGGGCAATTCGGCCCCGTTAAAAAAATGAAGGGGAGATCGTCTCATGGCTAATGTAGATCGCCCGCACGGGTTCGTACCTTATTCGGCCCTAATGCGGTGCCGTCCATATGCGTCAGACGGGGCGGAGATTCAGTATATCAACGATGTCATGTCGGCGGCTGCTGACGGTAACGTCAATGTTGCTGCGGCTGGTGATAATGTTATACTGGGTTCCAATCTTGCGTATCATGCAGCATCTGCTGCAACTGCTACGTCGGCTGATCCGGTTCTGATTTCAGATCATCCGGATCAGTTGTATGAGGCTCAAGACGACGGCACGCAAGCCGCCGCTCAGTTGGAGTTGTTCCAGGGGTTTAATCATCTAGCAACAACTGGTTCGACCGTTACGTTCATCTCGAAGCATGAGTTGGACATTTCTGATGGTGGCACGTCCACTGGTGGATTTGTTGGACTCGGTTTTGTGCCGCGAATGGACAACGATGGAACTGCTGCCAATGCCGACTGGGTTCTCCAGTTGAACGTCGGCGAAGGTCTTCTCACGTTAGCGGCAGGAGTTTAGGTCATGGCTGGAATTGAACAGACTGCCAACTGGACAAACGCGACAACGCTTCGCGGGATCGACACCGTCATTTTCCACAAATGGCGTCAGCGTCCCAGCGTTGGTCGTACGCTTTTCAACGTCAAAGAGTCAAGCCAGTACCGCGAACACTCTCTGACCGCTGGCGGAGTAGGCGTGATGCAGCAGGTCGCCGAAGGCGAGCAGATCTCCTACCTGTCGAACAACGAGGGTTTTCTTGAGACCTTCACTCACCTGGACTACGCGAATGGCTTCCGAGTCACTCGACGTATGTACCGGGACGAGTTGTATGGTCTTATGGAAGACCTCGCCACGGAACTCTCTCTGTCGGCTGACGCCTCAGAAGAGACCCTCTTGGCGAACCACTTCAACAGGGCAGCAAACTCCAGTTATGCTGGAGCAGACGGCGTAGAACTGTCGTCAGCGGCTCATGTGCGCGAGAACGGTGAGACCTATTCAAACGAGTTGTCCTCGGCTGCTGATCTTAGCCAGACCTCTCTGGAACAGGCTCTGATCGACTTCTCCGACTTCCGTGACGGCGGCGGCAAGCGGCTTCAGATTCAGCCGCAGTACGTGGTCGTTCCCAAGGAAGAGCGCTTCAACGCCGACCGTCTGCTCCAGTCGAGCCAGACGCCGGATGACAACACGAACGCGGTCAACCCTGTGAAGGGTATTGTCCAGCCGGTCGTGTGGAACTACCTGACCGACACGGATCGTTGGTTTGTACTGTCCGACAAGCAGGACCATGGTTTGACTCTGTATACCAGAGAAGAGCCGTGGACGGACTACGAGTACGATTTCGATACCAAGGACTACAAGGTGACTCTGATGTTCGCCCAGTCATCGGGTTGGACTGATCCGAAGGGTTTCTTCTGTTCTGGTCAGGCGTAGCATAGGGTTAGGGGAGGGCAAATCCGCCCTCCCCGCCCGTTCCGCCAGCGCAGGAGGTTGCTGGCTCAATTTCGCACGGATGCGGCATTTAGGGACGGAGAACAAACGTGGCAAATCTCATCTTCAATCCCACATCCGGTATGTGGGTCAATCTCGATAAGCCGGGTGGACGGGTTTATTTCGTTGGTGGCGGCTCGGTCGCTGCAAAAGGCCGTACAGGTTCAGGGCTTAGTGCCTCGAACGACAACGATGGCTTAACCCCAGAACGTCCTCTGTCTACAATTCAGTCTGCTATTGGCGACTGTACGGCAGGTCGCGGCGACACGGTAGCTCTTCTTCCTGGGAGCATTGCCATTACGGCGGCAATCACAATCGGCAAAGACGATATGACTCTGACGGCTGCACAGCCCGTTGGTGCGCGTCAGTATCCGAACGTGACAATCTCGACTGCTACTGATGTCAGTATGCTGGAGATCAATGCGAACAATGTGACGGTCGATAGTATCAGGTTCGATGACAACGTCACTGCGGCAACGGCTGGAACTGCGACCATCGACGTGAACACGTCGGACACTGGCGAAGATTTCTCTGGTGTTCGCATTCTGAATTGCTGGATTGATCAGGCCGGTATGACCGATTCAGACCGGGATGGTATTACTCTGGGTACGGACGCCAGTGATGGTGCGCTGGCTGCGCTGGTCGAAGGCTGTACGATCATCGAGGCAGGTCGTAATGCGATTCTGATCAATGTTGGCTCCGAGCATTCCACCGTTCGGAACTGCAAGATTTACGATGTTGCCGACGTAACGTTGAATGGCGTCAAGGTCCTGGCAACTTCCTGCACGATTGAATACTGCGATATGCTGACCAGCGGTGCTGATGGGAGTGGGTGTATTTACAATGGCGTTGCTGCGGCCCGCATGGTTGCGAACAACAACAACCTTGCCGCATGGGGCGCTGATACTGCGTGTATCATCGTGGCTAATACTGCCACGCAACGGACGCATAATAATCACATGACCGCGACTGCGGCTGGGAACTTCGTGAACTACATCACCGACAATACGACTCCAAGCGCAGACACTGGTTTCGAGAACGTATTTGCTGCCACGTCTGGCATCACGGTGTTCTCGAACTCCACAGATGACGGCAGTTAATGCATGATGATGTAATTAAGGCGTTATCAAAACAGGGATTGTCCGACAAGGAGATCCATGAACGTCTTAATAACACTCATCGAGAATGCACCTTGAATGATGTTCAATCGGTCTTAAAGTCTAAACCGAAGGCAAAGGCCAAGTCAAAGAAGTAATCGACGGGAGCGGGGACTACTGCTATGGTCCTCGCTCCTGCTACGCACAACAAATTGAAAGGATACAAGCATGGCAGTTCCTACCCCAGTAACAGCACTTTACAATAACGGAAAAGCCTTTGTCGCCACATGGTCTGGAACCTGGGCTGGCACGGGCGAGTTCACGGATACGATCATCGTGAATCTTTCCGATCTCAATTACACCAACAACATGCGGATCTCCAAGGTCCACGTCTCTGCGACTGCTGGCATCTCTGCACAGTTGGAGTTCCATGATGCGTCGTCTAATGATCTGATCTACAAGCATCAACTCGGTAATACCGGGAATGTGGTGCTGGATTTTTCAGACATCGGCGGCTTACAGAGAGAGCGTGACTACGACACACCAGATACCGGAGATATCGTAATGACGACTCTGTCGGCTGCTGCTGCTGATGCGATCAGCGTGGTCGTCATCGGGACCTGTGCGTAGGTGGAATCCCTCGACGGATTGATGATCCGACTCCCCACTAAGAAGGGTTAGGCCAAGATCCCAAAGACGCTGGGAACAGTTGTCAACGCGGGCCTGAAGGAGATCGGTGAACCGGAGATCACTTCGTTCACCAGTACGAACATCCTTCAGCAGCGCTTAATCGAGGTAGCCAACAACGCCGTCAGGGGGTTGGTGGATCGGCTGGACTACGACTGGCTCTACAAGCGCACTACTCTCGTTACCACCGCCGAGATCACCACTGGCTCCGCAGCGGTTACTGACGGTAGCACCACCGTCACTTCAGTCGATTCCAGTGGAGACAACGCCGATTCCTTCACTGGTGCTGTGGCAGGGATGTTCTTCCGGGCCGCTGGAACCCAGAAGTCCTACAAGATCAGCAGCGTAAGCCTTGGATCGACTCCCGACACGATCACGATTGAGGCGAACTATATAGACGCCACTTCTACGGCGAAGGGGTATAGGATCTTCCAAGATGACTATGCCATATCAGACTCTGACTTCGATTTTGGTGCCTTGTCGATTGCCTCCTATGGGGACTCAGGAACATGGTCCTCGGGGATTTCGGGCCTGCTGGAGGATAATCACCTAGATCTCGTCACTCTGCCAGAGCTTTACAGGAGATCTGGCGGAGATCCTCACAGGGACACCTCTGGACGACCGACTCTCATTGCTCCGGTTATCGCGGACTCGTCGGACAATCCACAGTTCAAGCTCTGGCCATTCCCTACGGAAGAGTTCCTGGTCGAACTGTGGTATATCGCGTTCTTCACGGAGAACACCACGTTTGGGACGAATATGTTCGGCGGGGACGCTCCTGAGAGCGCTTACGACTATGTCGAGCACAAGGTGGTCGCTGCGGCCCATAAGTGGGACGAAGCCTTTGATCAGGCTTCGGTGGCCGAGCAGGAAGCTGAAATCTCCATGATGAACGTCATCCGCAGGGAGAACCGGGAGAAGATCAACGTCGGCTTCAGCGTGGAGACCTACCGCCGTTCCTATGGGGTGAACTATCCGGCTCGATCTGGAAGAGCCTTCGATACTGTGAGACATAGATAGTGCCCTACCGCCACGATCCACACGAACTTCTTGGTAGAGGCATATATCGGCTGTCAGGGGCGAATAACCCCGAATGGCCCGAAGGTGCTCTTCAGTTTGCGAACAACATTGTATATGACCGTTCCTCTCAGGAACCCGAGAAGATGCGCGGATATACTCTTTTGGGTGACGATGTAAACGGGACGGTTTCAGGGTTATTTGACTACTCTGAAGGCACGGAGATGATCGCCACGTCAGAGGATGGCGGGATCTATAAGCGCACCACAGGAAACTGGAGTGCGGTTTCAGGGGGCGCAGCGGGAACCTTCACTACCACAGCAAACAAGCGGTGGGAAGGGGTCATGTTCTACGGGGCTACCACCACGGCTAATCTGCTCATTCTGACGAATAACGACACCAGCGATGCACCCCAGAAATACACCTCAGGGGCCGGTATAAGCGCTTTGGGCGGCTCTCCCCCGGCTGCGGGCAGATTCCCCACCCCGGCCTTTGGACGGATGTGGATGTCCGTTGATGATACCATATTCTACTCCGCCGCTGACAACGCGGAGAACTTCTCTGGCGGAGGATCGTTCCAGGTTGATCGAGGCACAGGGTCGATTACAGGTCTCAGGGAGTTCATGGGCAACCTGATCATCTTCAAGAGGAACCACATCTTCCGGCTCTCCAGCGGGGACACTCTTAGCTCGGCTGTGATCAAGAGGATTTCAGGCACCCTCGGTACGCAGGCGTCTCACACGATCCAAGAGACCTCTGGGTCATTCCGGTCTGGTTCTCTGCTGTTTCAGTCGGACGAGGGGATACACGAGATGGTTCCCACGCTGGCTACGGGCGGGTTCTTCGTCCGCAACGCCGGGGAATGGGTTAAGCCCATCTCAGACCGCCGAGACAAGACGAATCAGGACATGAACTGGTCAACCTACAACCCCTCCAGAGGTGAATACTGGTGGCAATACACTCTCGATGACGCCCAGCCAGATGAAGGATTGATCGGTAATGTCGCGGGTGGTGGTAAGAATACGGCCCCTCGATGGACCACGCATGATCTGAGGAATCGCACCGCCGGGGCGATGGTGCGTGTTGATGGTGAATTGATTCAGATTATGGGGGATGCGAATGGGACGGTGTTCAAGATGAATAGTGGGGACGATCGTAACGGGGCCTCTTATACCGGCAGCATCACCACTGCCGCCTATTCGCAGAATTACCGTGGAAGCATGAAAAAGTATGGGAGAATCTATCTGGATGCCGAAACCGAGGGCACGTATTCACTTACGGTGCATACTCAGTTGGGTCGGTCTGGTTTGCCGATTCCGGGTGGAAACTCAAATTCTCCGGGTGGATTTGGAGATGCGGCAGGTTGGGCTGACGGTGAGTGGGGTGTGGCTATGTGGGGTGGTGCTACGGTGAGTGGAAATTGGTTCCGGATCGGCAGTGTTCGCAGGGGGTCATATATAATGATCCGCATCCAAAGCACTTCCGCTGATCAGTGGTTCAAGTTGAACGGCTTGGATATTGAATACGTGAGGCGGCGGTATATTCTGGCCGCATAGGGAGATCCAATGGCAACTTTAATATTCGACAGTTTGACGGATCATTCAGCGCTCGATAATACGAATACGCCGATCCTCGGCGCTGCGGTTGATCTGAACCCTCAGATTGTCTCAAAGATCCTTGACGGCACGACTCAGACAGACCTCGCTACAGATGCGGCGTTTGACATCCGATTCACCC